TTTAGGGTCGCGTGTCTATAACGATTAGGTAACAGATTATTTGTAGAGTTTACCCTCAAAGATAAAGCTGCCGTCTGTGTTGATGGGTACTGTAACGATTTGCACTCTACGCTCTTGTACGTAGGCGACTGCAAAGCCTGTTTGCCAGTTTGCATAGCCTCTAGTGTACGCCATGCCTGTGGAACTAAGATCGACCAACATGCCGACTTCGACACCCCATACAGTACGCCCTAATTGACCCCTAGATGCCTCTGTAAAGGCCGACTGGCCTAGTCTGTGGGTATGACCACACACTACGCTTTTTCCTAGCCTTCTAGCCCCATTTAAGGCTGTTTGTCCTGGCACTTGACTAAGTGGGAAAGCATCACCATGCACAGCAGTCCAGCCATGCGCCCAGTCATATCCGTAAGGGTGAAACTTAATGCCTAATTTATCGTAACCCATAAATTTTTCGTATTGCAGCTCTGGCAAATTTAGAAAACTGGGTAAACGCTTCTTAATAGATTTATAAAGTCTTATGCCATGATTACTGCCAAGCACGTCTGTTACTCCTAAGTAACTTAGCACATGCTGTGTTTGCAGCCGATCATCATTTATGTTGCCTACCATCTCATCTATTGTGCCAGCGTTAAAACCGCCCAGCTGTGGTAGATCTATTTCATCGCCAATACAAATAGTTTGATGAGGTCGCCACTTGGCTAAAAACTTACCAGTAGATTTTACTGCAGCCTCATTGAAAAAAGGCACTTGCAAATCACTTACAAACGCAACACGCTTAATCTTCGTCTTCTTCTGTAGGATCTATACTAGGTATGATGCCGCCATCACCAATAACCCAGTCGGGCATAGTTGCTCTATCTGATACAAAATACAAGCTACAGCTCTCACTAAAGCCAGCCTTACGTGCAGCCTTGTAGATCTCATTCATAGCAATATAATGCTGATCTAGTTTAGATAATGGCTCAGGTGATTTACGCACCACGCGCTTATTTATCTTCTTACGCTTACGCCTTGTATCAGCCATAGGATTATTGTCGCTTAACTATTAGGGAATATAGATCATCAACACGCTGCTCTAATCTAGTAAGTTGATCTTTCATACTAGATCCGCTATTAGGTTTTAACTCTGTTAGGTAAGACTTAATAACCCAACGTAGAGCCACTAATAAACTTGTACATACGGCGCATACGCCAACGGCTAATGCAACCCACTCGCCCGGTGTCATGCTTCATCTGCACCGAGGCCATAAGCATCATCGGATTTATCTAAAGCCCTAGCTGCTGGGCCTGCAAGTGCGGCCACTACTACTGATATAACTGGATCTAGTCCTAGCTCATTACTGGCTAAGAATGTTAAGAATGATACAAGCACACCCCTAAAGTATGATTTAAGTATTGCTTTCTGCTTATTGCTTATTTTCATATGTTACCCCCTAGTAGTGGTATATCAAACGGCTTGCTATCTTTATCGCCTAACTTTGTAAAGCTGATATGCATGTGCTTTGTGTGTTTGTTAAAGCCCTTGTACTTACGCCACTTAAAATTAAGTATCTTGCTAGCGATCATGCCATTATGAATTACGTAAGATATGCGCTTATCGGTTTTACCACAGATTCTGATTTGGTCAGCCAAATATACTGAGATCCCTTCGGATGAATCCAAGCGAGAATCCACATCAATGGCTCGTACACACCCATCTGTATCTGGATTATGATCCGATTTTCTGGCGGAATGACGAGCATCACCCAACCACCCATCAGAGGTAGAGCGACGATCTGGGTACCAGGTATCAATTTGATCTCTTAACTGTGTAGCAGCTGCACATAACCATGGCTTCATAGTTCTATATCGTGTTCTGCATTATCACATTCCCAGCGATATGTAGCTGTATTAAGTGTTAATTCAGGGTGTCCACAAGTAGGCTGTGGTGCTATAAATGCATCATTAACTTCATCGTATTTATAACCAGCACCTGCATAGTTATATCTAATATTGCCGTTGTATGAAGTTTTAATCCAAGTGCCACCAAGTGCATTCATAAAGGCTTCACCTTCATCAGGTAAATTATTGTCGCCAACTAAAACTCTAATTACTGTATTTGTATTATCAATTTCTGCCCAGTGGCTCATGCTGCATACCTCACAATAATTATGCCGCTACCGCCAGTAGTGCCAGCTGTATTGCCTAAACCGCCCCCTTTACGACCGCCACCGCCACCGCCACCACCAGTATTTGCAGTTCCGTTAATAGGATCAACAGTAGTTCCACCATCAAATCCTTTACCACCACCACCTAAACCACCTGCGCCACCAGTGCCAGTGTCATAAGTTCCGCCACCACCGCCACCTGCAAAATAATAAACACCGCCACTTAATTGTCCTGCACCCGTAGTTGCACCACCTGATATTGCACTAGATGAACCAATACCACCTGCGCCGCCATTGGATCCAGAAAAAGCATCACCTTGTGCACCCGCACCACCACCGCCACCTGCTGGGTACGCACTAGCAGAAGTTGACGCTACGCGACCATTATTACCTTCTGATGGACTATAACCACCTTCATTACCAGTACCTGCTGAACCACTAAAATTAGCACTACCACCTGATCCGCCATTTCCTGCATTATATGGAGAGCCGCCATCACCACCTCGACCACCGCCAGTAGATGAAAAACTAGGAAAACTGCTATTAGTTCCTTTTGTATTTATAGCACCACCACCGCCAACAGTAATCGTGTAGTTTTGCACAGTTAAAGATTGACTTGATGCAGTTCTAAATCCACCTGCGCCACCAGCACCACGGCTTGCATCATTACCGCCACCGCCACCACCAGCGACTACTAAATAATCAGCTGTTAAACTTTGTAATGGCGCAAAAGTGCCACTACTTGTAAAAGTGTGATAAAAATAAACACCATCTGTTGTAATAGTGCCGCCAGTTGCTTTACCAAATTGGGGTGATGCACTTATTCCTGTAATAATATTACCTATCATTACGCAATACCACCTACTACATACCATGCGTCTGTGCCAGTTTTGATACATACTGCTGATTTATATTGTCCAATAGTTGGAGATGCTGCAGTTGCACCAGCTGATAAAATTGTAGTAGTGCCTGGTGTTACTGCGCTAATTGTGCAAGTACCTGCGCCAATATTTAATACTGTTAATGCTGTTCCTACGGGAAATGCTACAGAAGCATTAGTTGGAATCTTAAATGCTATAGCTGTGGCTTTGTTCATTAACTTCAATACCTGATATTGATCTGCACTTACAGCTGTGTAATCCGCTGTGTTTGCAGTGCCTATTGTGAATGCAGTCAAGCCATTGAACATAGCACTGGTAAGTACATCACCTGTTGTTGCTGGAAATCCTGTTGCCATTATTGCTCCTTAATAAGAAAGTACGTTTTGCCCTAAGACACCGTAATCTACGTTGCCTATTATAAACCCATCTATGACAGGTTCTAGTGTTGTAAAGGTTGTTTTCCAACTATTTGGTGTTATGTTCATGCGTACACCAAAAATCTGTAGTGTCTTTTCAAGCAAAGATCCACCTGGCTGAGTAGTAATAATGGTTATAGGATCAAAGAAATCTAGGTCTAGGGCTGCAATTGTGCCTGTATCGTAGTTAGGCGTGTATAGATCTAGGACTATGGCATCACATCGGATGGTAGTCTCAGCTCTACTAGCCACATAAGCCTGAGCATAATCTAGGGCTACTGCATCGGTCTGCATAAGTAGGTTGTCTAAGAAATAGCTGTGTAAGAAGTATTTGTCTATAGATGCTTGATTAGAGGCTATTTGTGCTGTGCCACCAGTCCTAGTAATAGTGGCTTTATTAAATATAAGCACATCATTTAATATCCAACTAGCATCAAAATAAACAATACCTGTGCCATTATCTGCAAAGACTGTGGGTGTGGCACCAATAGATCCAGCGGTTACATTTCTATCTTGAAATACAAAATTATTATCTGCATCCACATAAATTGCGCCGTACTCGCTCTCGCTAGCAGTAAACAAGGCTTGCAGTGCTGTGCGGTTAGTGCCTGGGTCTGTCTGTAAAGTAGTAAGCCCTGCATCTACGTCCCGCTGTGATGCTGGCCAACTAATTTGATCTAG